GCTTTTTGCGCTGACGAACTCCAAGGTTGGTGACAAGATCATCCTTGAGTCCGATGGTTCCAGTTGGTTCCTGTCCGGTTTTGTCTCCCTTCAGAATGCCGTGGCTGTGACCAACACATAATCTTCCCGCATCCTCACCACCACCAGAACGAACTAGCCAGCCACCAGAATACGGTGCTGGCTTTTTCGTGTATCCTCCATAGCCAATGCCTGACCAGCAACTCGTCATCGTCCGCAAGGGAGGGGATTCCCCAGATCCTCCGCTCTTCGACTACGACGCATGGGGTCAGGATCAGGAGGGCAATCTCTACCACGAACTCTACGGTCGCTGGTGGAGCCGGGAGATGAACGTCTCGCGGGACGACATCGAACTCTGGGCGTTCAAGGAAGAACTCACCCCGGAACAGGGAGGACTGGGGAAATACCAGCACCTCCGGGAATTCATCGACCTCACATGGAACGCCAAGAAGCAGGTGGTCGAATGGAATCCGTGGCTCGAAAAGCTCCTGGAGGAATGCTGCAACAATGAGTTCCTCGCAGTCGCGGGATGCTCCTCCTCCGGGAAATCATGGGGAGGTGCCATCTACGGCATCGTGTCGTTCCTCGCAGACCCGGAAGGAACTCTCGTGCTGGTCACGTCCACCTCCATCTCAGCCGCCAAGAAACGGATCTGGAAAGGCGTAGTCCAACTCTGGAACTCGCTGCCGGACAAGTACAAGAGGCTGGGCAGGATCAAGCCCTCGGTGAACATGATCCACTACCAACCTCCGGATGGGTCAATCGCATCGGAGGCATCTTCAATCAACCTTGTCGCCGCAGAGCAGAAGCAGGAAGCCTCTGCCGTCGCAAAACTGGTGGGCCTGAAGAACCGGAACGTCATCCTCATCGCTGACGAATTGTGCGAACTCTCCCCGGCAGTGGTTGCTGCCACCGACAACCTTGTCTCAAACCCAAGGTTCCAGATGATCTCGATGTCCAACCCGAAAGACCGGGAGGATCCGTTTGGAATCATGTCGGAACCGAAAGCCGGGTGGAACTCCATCGACGAATCGGTCTACGAGTGGGAGACGAAGTACGGCAAGGCAATCAGGTTCGACGTTCTCCAGTCCACCAACTACCTCGAAAGGGAAAGAGTGTACGAGTACATGATGTCCTACGAACTCATCGAGAAAAAACGGCAGCACCTCGGTGAGAACTCGTCTCAGTTCTTCCGGTTCTACCGTGGGTTCTTTCCAATCCAAGGCAGCGAGGACGTGCTGTATTCCGATACGGACTTCAACGCCTACATGGCAGACAAGATCGATTGGAAGAATCCGCCGATCAAAGTGGCAGGACTTGACCTTTCGTTCACCTCATCCGGCGACAGAACCATTCTTGCCATTTGCCTCTTCGGTGAAGACAAGTCCGGCAAGAAGTGCCTCAAGTTTGAGCGTTACCACAACATCAAGGAAGATGCCGCAGACAAGGTCAACCCGCGCACAGAGCAGATCGCGAATGCTGTGAAGAAGATCCTAGATCAGGAAGGCATCGCATACGGAAATGTCGGAATCGACAACTCCGGTGGTGGTATCTCGGCAGTGGACAGGTTCGTCCAGAAACTGAGCCGTGATGTCCTTCGTGTGAACTTCGGCGGCAAAGCATCCGACAAACCTGTGTCAGCAAATGACCGCACACCTTCGTTCAAGAAGTACAAAAACCGTGTCTCGGAACTCTGGGGTATTGGCGTAGAATTCATGCGTGGAGGTCAGTTTGCAGGATTCAACGCATGCCTTGAACTGGTAGCTGAGATGAAGGCAAGACGGTGCGAAATCGTCAAAGGCGGGGACGGCGAACAGGTTCTCGTAGAGTCGAAAATCAAGATGAAGGCAAGGACAGGACGGTCGCCGGACATCAGTGATGCTGTAATGATCGCAGTCGAATTGTGCCGGACGAAACATCACTGGGCATCAGAAGAACGCGGACAGCTTGTGCTTCCAAAGAAAAACTACTTGGAGATTATCAAGAAACTTGACATCAATACAATCTCCACTGGCGGATACGACTGGGTTCCAGCAGCGTGATCAATCATTGACTTTCAATTTCAGCATGGTAAAACATCCACAGCAATGACCAATTCCCTCGCCGATCTTCTACTGGAGAACATAGAACCTGACGAAAGGTCGGCTCCAGAACAACGCATTAAGGATGCGTCAACTGGTCGGGAATTGTTCCGCTCAATGCTCATGGCAGACCGTGCATCCGCTGAACAACGGGTGCGCCAACAGGCAATGCTTGACGGTCAACCACCGTGGGATCAGGCAGCACTCGTAGCCACAGGACAGGGTTCGCTCACCAACCTCAACTGGGGTGATGCAGAGAATATCGTGGAGTTCACGAAGGCAGGGATGATTGACCTCATCAATTCCGTCGAACGCCTAGTAAAGGTTCCGCTCAAGCCGCAGTACTTTGAGGATCAGGAAACCCGTCTTCAGATGGAAGAGACGCTGGCGGATGAAATCACGAAGACTTTCCGCAGATGGGAGGGGTTTGACTTCAACTATCTCAATCTCATCCATCACTGGTTGTGCTTTGGCGTAGGCATCACCTACTGGGAAGACGCACTGGACTGGAGATGGAAGACCACCGGACTCTCTGACTTCGTGATTCCACGGCAGACCTTGGCATCGGAAGACCGTATCACCATCGCAGCGTGCCGTCGCCGATACGAACTGCACGAACTCTACGCCAAGATCCGGGACGAGGAGAAGGCGACAAAGCTCGGCTGGAACGTCGAAGCGGTGAAGCAGGCAATGATCCGTGCTGACTCTGCATACCCGACAGGCTCCGGGTGGTCAGACAATCAGTGGGAACGCCTCCAATCCCAACTCAAGAACAACGACCTAGGCGCAGGCGTATCCGGCAGGACGCAGACCGTGGAGATCATCCACCTCTGGGTGCAGGAATTCGACGGCACCGTATCGATGTACGCCGTTTCAGACAATGCCTTGGTGGATGACGGTAGGGGTGACCCGTGGCTTTTCGAGGCTCGCCACGAATACAAGGAAGTCCGCAACGCCTTCAACTTCTTCTGCTACGGCATCGGCACGAACGGGACGTATCACTCAATCTCCGGGATTCTCCGCAAGATTTACCCGCAGGTTCAAGTCTCAAACCGACTCAGGTCGAAGATGGTGGATTCCGCAGCAATCTCTGCTGGCATCATGATTCAACCCCTGTCGGAAACTGCCTACGACAGGATGAACTACGTCACCATGGGGCCGTACACCATGCTCCCGGCGGCAGACGTAGCCACGTTCGTCCAGCAGCAGTCACCCAACATCGGAGGAAACGTCACGCCGATTCTTGCCGACATGGAGCGGACGATCAATCAGCGGGCCGGGCAGTTCCAAGGATCCTCTCCATTCGGGGGGCAGGCAGAGAAGACACGCTTCCAAGTGCAGGCAGAGATTGAATCTCTCTCCCGCGTTGGCGCATCGCAACTCAATCTGTTCTACCCGGCATGGGGACGGCACCTCAAAGAAGCAGTCCGCAGACTCTGCCGCATCAATTACTCAAGCGCAGCACCGGGAGGCAGGGAAGCCACCGACTTCCGCAAGCGTCTTGAACTCAAAGGATTCCCTCTGGAGGCACTGGAATACATCGACTTCGACGCAGTCACCTGCGAGAAAGCGGTTGGCTCCGGTTCCTTCGCCCAGCGGACGGCAATGCTCCTTGAACTCACTGAAGTCTCTGGAGCATACGACGAAGTGGGTCGTCACAATCTCTACAGGGACCGCACAGCCGCAGCACTCAAGTCCTACGAACTGGCAGACAGGTACATTCCAAGACTGCCGGGTGACGTGCGCCCGCCGATGGACAAGAAGATTGCGGAGATGGAGAACGCATTGATGAAGGATGGAAATCCGATCAATGTTGAGATCAACGAGAAGCACGTCGTCCACCTTGACTCCCACCTACCGTACCTCGCGCAGATCCTGCAAGCGGTCGAGCAGGGACAGATGGACCTCATGGCGGCACTCCCGATCACGCAGACCATCTACGAGCATTGCAATCTCCACCTTGAGCAGATCCAGGCGGATGTCACGATTCAGGAGCGCGTTGCCGGATACCGTGAGGCTCTTCAGCAGGCTGGCGAAATCATCTGGAATGGTCAGAAGAAGGCGATGAAGATGCAGCGTGATGCCGAAATGCAGGCAGGCGCAGAAGCAGAACAAGGTCAGCAGCAGGAACCAGTGGATGCCGACATGCAGCGCAAACTCATCGAGTTCCAGACGAAGCTCCAGATGACACAGCAGGAATCCGCAGTGAAGCGCCAGCTTATGATCGAGGAAGCCGCCGCAAAGCGCCAGATCGAAATGGCAAAGGCTCAACAGCAAGCTGCACTCAAAGATGCGACGACTGCCGCTGAGATCCTGTCCAGACAACAACAGAACCTTGCATGAACCTACCCAAAGAAATCCAGAAACTGAAGAAAGAATTTGAACAGAACGCAATCCTCAGAGCAGAGTGGCAAGCGATCATCGACGGTGAAGCGTTTTCAAAGATATGTAAACTCGTTTACCTTGAGGCTTGCCAAGCGTCGGCAGGAAACACTTCGCTTGGAGAACATGACGCAATGGCATCACGCCGCCTGTTCAAACTCCAAGCCGCACAGGAAATTCTGAAGGCACTCACCGAAGCGCATTACCCGGAGAAAAAACCGGAAGCTCTCCCGATGGAGTTTGAGCATTACACCGCAGACAGTTTCACTGAACCACAACCATGACTGAAGCACCACCAGCATCAACCGTAGCGTCCCCGGACAGTTTTCTGTCCACTATGGAGACATTCGTCGATACCCTCGGAAAAGAGGGGACCGGAGCAATCCAACCGCCCGCACCACAAGTTGAGACTCAGTCTCAACAAGAGCCGCAGGTCGAGCAGAAAAGCGAGGAGCCAACCACCACAAAACCACAGAAGCGTGGGGCAGACTCCCTGCTTGATGATTCCAGCGAAGAGGAGACTCAGGCGCAACAGGATCCAGAAGACGCAGAGGACATCCCTGAGAACATCAAGGACAACCCGAAGGCAGTCGCCAAGTGGGGCGAGATCAAGGCCGAAAAGAAAGCACTGGAAAAGGAACTCGCTCAACTGAAGGCGCAACTCGGCGAGAAGTCCAAACTCCAGGACGCTGACCCGCTCAAGAAGCAGGTAGAGGAATACCGCCAGCGGGCAGAGGAACTCGAAAAGGAAGCTGCCACATGGCGCATCGAGAAAACTCAAGCCTACAAGCAGGAGGTGACGGTGCCGCTTGATCAGATCGAAAAGGAAGTCATCGAGATCGCCAAGCGCCACGAAATCGACGAGGACAAGATGCTCGCCGCCTTCAATGAGCCGAATCAGGCAACCCGCGAAAAGGCACTGGAGGAACTCGCTGAATTCCTTCCACAGTCCCAACGGTACAAGCTGTTTGCCTTGAACGACAGCACGCTCAAGATCTTCAATCGCGCATCGGAACTGCACAGCAATGCCACTGCCGCACTGGAAGAACTCCAGCAGCGTGAGTCTGTCGCCGCTGAAGAAGCCAAGTCGCAGAGTCGCGCAGAGCAAATGCGTGCCATCGATGAGAACCTCCAGAAGATCAGCAAGGTCGCCAAGAACTTCGTGATGGATGACCAGAGTCCAGAGAAGTTCATCGAGGAACTCAAGGCAGCATCCAGCGAAACTCTCTTTGAAGACCTGTCTCCGGACGACCGTGCGTTTGCGGTGATTGCCTCAACTGCTCTCCCGAAGATCAACAAGGTGATCCAAGCTCTCCGCAAAGAGAACGCCAGCCTGAAGAACGAAATCTCAGGATACGGAGCGGCACGTCCTTCTCCATCTTCCGGTCAACCTGGAGTCGCAAAGGTAGACGCAGCAACAGACTTCCTCTCTGCCGTGAAACTCCGGTAATACACCTTCTCCAGCCCCAAGATACCCCCGTTGCGCAC